ATATTTCAATAATTCTAGGGCACCCCCCTACCAAAAACATACGCAGAGGGGGGTGTGCTTGAATTATTGAATTATTGTCAGTGCTTGACATCAGAGACTGACGTTCTTATATAGGTGGTGTCGAACAACACAGGAGACCATCGACATGGAAAAGCTAGCCCTCCCAACCGACGCCACGCGCGGCCCCAACTGCGGCCTGACCGCTCTGGCCGTTGTCGCCGGCGTAACACTGGCCGACGCCACCGCCGCTTATATCCGCCAGTACCCGCGCTACGTTGGCAGCAACTGGAAGGGGGGCACGCGCTGGATCTACACGCTGCAGGCTGCCAAGCACCTCGGCGTCCGGTACGTCGACGACACGCCGCTCGACACGCGCTACTCTTTCCGCGTCGAGAAGCGCATGAGCCTCAAGACGTTCGTCAAGAAGCACGCCCTTCCCGGAAAGCGGTACATGATCCGCACCACCGGCCATGCGCAGGTCGTGCAGGACAACATGGTCATCGATCAGTGTGGCGTCCGCCACATCGATGAGTATCGCGGCGCAGGCAAGATCGTCAAAGACGCTCTGCGCATCATCCCTAACCACCACCCTGTTTGACATGGCACTGATCTGAGCATAAGAATTAGGGCCGCTCGAAGGCGGCCCTAGTTCTTTATCTGCGGTGGCCCTAACCCCACCGACTATCACATGCCACGAGGAGAACGACATGGCATCGACAGACGATTTATACGACAACCAGCCGCCCCTAATCAAGGCGGCGCTGGACATTGCATCCACCGGCCTGCCGGTGTTTCCGACGAATGACAAGATACCTGTCTGGTCCAACGCCGAGCTGGGCGTCGGCCGAGGCGAGGGCGGATACAAGGTAGCGACGACAGACCCGGACAGGGTGGTCGAGCTGTTCTCGCATCCGCGAGCACGCGAGATTGCTGTGCCGATGGGATCTATGTCCGGCCTGCTGTGCATCGACGTTGACCTGCACAAGGGTCCGCAGGTGCAGCAGTGGTTTGATGATAACCACCGCTGGCTGATGGAGACGCGGGCGCACTCAACGCGGTCGAAGGGGCTGCACTTCGTGTTCCGCCACGTCGACGGCGTCCGCTTCCCGGCGCAGCTCGCTGAGGGCGTCGACGTAAAGGCCGGCGGCGCTGGCTACATCTGCTGGCCGGGTACTCCGGGCTACGAGGTGTTTGGCGATGTGCCTGTGTCCAAGTTCCCGCTCGATGTGCTGCGCAGTGTCATGCGCGACAAGGGCGGCAGCGGCAGCCTGTCCATATCATCGTGGAACGAGGCGACCGATGAGGAGCTGATCGAGCGCATCCGAAGTGCTGAGGATCTGTACCCGGCACTGCGCACGCTATCGATGCGCCTGCAGTCGCAGCAGGGGCCGGACGGCAAGCCGCTGCGGCGCGAGCATCAGGTAGCACTGCTGAACTCACTGCTGGCGACGAGCGAGGCGGCAGTGCCCACGCATCCACGGCACCATGACTGGCTCGACCGCAAGCGCAAGGTCGAGGATCTCGTGGACAGCGCGATCTACAAGAGCGAGGGCGTGCAGATGAGCGACGAGGTCATAGCCTCGCTGCTCGAAGGCGAGCCGCTGATGGACGTGGACGCCTTCACGCGCCCTATTGGTCCGCAGCGCGAGACGACGCCTGAAGATATCGAGGCGCGCGTTGCGGAGCTGGACGACGATGAGGTTGTCGATATCACGGCGCAGTCCCTCAGCGCCGAAAAGCTGCCGCCGATCGATTGGCTGGTCGAGCAGATGATCCCGCTCGGCGGCACGGTGTCACTGGGCGGCACCTCGAACGTCGGCAAGACGCGGTGGCTTGCTGGGCTGTCGATGTGCATTGCCGCCAACTGCACCGAGCGCATGGGCCTGCCGGCGGCGCACGCTGCCGAGCCGGTCCTGTGGATTGCGAACGAGGAGCACGTCGACGACATCAAGCGCAGGCTCAAGGCGGCCGCCCAACACTACGGCATCGACGAGACGTTGCCGGTATCAGTGCGCGGCAAGAACGAGGGTATGCTGCGCCTGATTGCGTTGAACGAGGTCGGCACGCCTGAGATCGATGAGGAAAATGTGGCGAAGATCGTGGGCTGGGTGAGGCGCACGGGTGCCAAGCTCATCATCCTCGATCCGTACATCACGCTGTCCGACGCGATGGATGAGAACAGCGCCAACAGTGCTGCGATGCTCACCAAGGCTTTCCTCCTTATCACGTCGATGACAGGCGCTGCGCTGCTGCACGCGCACCACACGCCGAAAGATCGATCCAAGGACGCTGACTGGTACAGGGCAGACAGCGGTGCGTGGCGAGGCTCAGGCGCTATCTACAGCGCACTGGACTGCGGCTTCACGCTGGCGAACTGGATGCCTGCAGGCGGCGACGACCGGAAGCGGTGGCGGCGCGGTATGCTCGACGCTGATTTGGGGCGGTGGATCGTGCTCGACACCGGCAAGATCCGCGAGGGCAGGCCGCTGGAGCCTGTGGTGTACGAGCTGCAGGGCCACGAGCTGACAGAGGAGCAGTTCGAGATCGGTGTCTGCCACTTATCCACCGGCATCGATGCCCTCAATGCGTTGTCGCACGCCTCTATCGACACCACGCTGGCGTCGCTACTGGCTGAGAACATCCTCGACGCGATGGGCACGGGCAACCACCAAGCCAGCGATGTGCACGACGCGCTGCGTGGATCTGATGGCTGGCCTACTGACAAGGATAGGTTGCAGACGGGGCACTACAATACGCTCTATGATATGTTCCAGCAGCCTGTCCACACGCACGCCGGAACGGTGCAACTGGACCACGACGAGGCGAAGAGGACGACGGGTCGATGGGTGTTCAAGTGCTCAGCAAGCTGAAGCAAGCTGACAGCTTGCTGAGGGTTAAGCCGTTGATATATAAGGGGAAAGTGCTTGCTTAAGCAAGCTGCTCAGCAAGCTGCAGCAAGCTGTAGTAAGTCGTTGAAAATGCTAGGAAAAACTTGCTTGCTGGCTTGCTGCCCCTATAGGGGCAAGCTGAAAGTCAGCAAGCCCCATAAGGAGCCTGTAAATGCCCAATCGAAACAAGCAAAGAGGATACGAGCTGGAACGCGAAACGGTGCTGTTCTGGCAAGATCAGGGAGCGGAGGTTCGGCGCGTGTTTGGTTCCGGCTCGTTCAAGGCGTTTGGCGAGGAAATGGCCGGCGACGTAAAGCTCGGGCCGTATCAGGTGGAGGCAAAGCGCAAGAAGAGCGGGTTCAAATTTTTGTACGATGCCTTGAACCAGCAGGATGCCAACGATCTGCTTGTTGTGAGGCAGGACAGAGAGCGCCGCATCTATGTCCTCGAAGAGCAAACGCTCGTTGATTTGTTTAGGCGAGCTGGGTTACTATCTGGAAACTAAACTAGGTGGATTTAGTATGGCTAACACTACGGGCAAGAAGTTTGGCGGGCGCAAGAAGGGCACGCCAAACAAGGCGACGCGCGATATGAAAGCTGCTATTATGGAGGCCTTCGATCGTGCTGGCGGCGTTGAGTATTTGCACATGCTGGCGAACGACGAGCCTCGCACCTTTGCCACGTTGCTGGCGAAGGTGCTGCCCAACGAGAACGTGAACGAGAACCGCAATATCAACGTCAACGAGATGACCGAGAGACTACACGAAGGCCGCGCTCGCGTTGCCCAACTTAGGGTCGTCAAGGAGAACTAAATGCCTGTAATGAAAACCACAAAGGGCGGCAAGGTCGCCTACAAGTACGGCAAGTCTGGCAAGTCTTACGGCGGCGAGGCCGGCAAGTCCAAGGCTGCAAAGCAGGGCCGCGCCATTGAGGCGTCGAAGAAGGGCCGGGTGCGCTATGGCTAAGCCCGGACTGTACGCCAACATTCAGGCCAAGCGGAAGCGCATCGCTGCAGGTAGCGGCGAGAAGATGCGCTCACCGGGCGACAAGGGTGCGCCGACCGCCGATGCGTTCAAGCAGTCGGCCAAGACGGCCAAGAAGCGCGTGCGGGTGCAGCGTGGCTGAACCGGCCAAGGGCAAGGCCCGCGTCAAGATCACCGCTGAGGGGAAGAAGGTCAGCTACGGTCAGGCGGGTCAAGCCAAGGGCGGCGGGCCTCGCGTCCGCCCCGGCACGTCGAAGGGCGACGCATACTGCGCACGCAGCGCCGGCCAGATGCGCGATCATCCCAGCGCAGCCAAAGACCCCAACTCTCCGCTGCGCCTGTCGCGCAAGCGGTGGAAGTGCAAAGGATCGGTATCAGCCGCATGAACGAGGACAACTACGCCCGCGCCGCTCACCCCAACTCGACGCCTATCCCGCACAAGTGGGGCAGCCCTGCACCCGGCTCAGGTCGGATGCGTATCTGCCAGCACTGCGGTGCCAAGGAGCTGAGCACCAGCAGTGATCCCAACCACCCGGCATATGCCTGCAGCGGTCCGAGCCCCGTCGCGCACGCGAGGACCGATGCAGAGTATGACCCCTTCTGACGCCTTTGAGGAGTTTGATCTACCGACCGAAGACGGCACGGCTACAACATCGTGGCTGGTTGCGCCTATGTCGGACTTGGGCGACGGCCTCATCGCCTTCCTCTTCGACGTGGACAAGGAGTGGGTTTGCGCAATGCTGGGCGCGGAGCCTGACGAGATATCGATTGTCATCTGGGAAGATCACTACCCGTTTGCCATCTCTCAGGATACTGGCCTATCTGTGCGCCCAACGCCTGCTATGGAGCCAATGTACTGCGCCCTTCCGATGATCCAAGGCTTGAAAACATGATGACCTCGATCCGTAGACAGTCCAAGCGCATGTCGGGCATCGAGGCTTTGAGCAACTCGGTCTTCGGGCTGGTGGTGTCGTGGGCCTTCACATACTGGGCGCTGCCTCTGTTCGGCCTACAGCCCAGCCCACTGGACGCGACGTGGATCACGGCCTGCTACTTCGGACTGTCCTTTGCTCGGTCGTTTGTTTTGAGGCGGATCTTCAATGTCCTTTGACGTGGACCTAGCCGCCGATATCTCGCAGTTCTACGCCGATCCGCTGGGCCACGTCCTGTTTAGCTATCCGTGGGGCGGCGGCCCGCTCGACGGCTTCGATGGGCCAGATGACTGGGCACGCGGCTTCCTCACCGATCTAGGCGACGAGGTGAAGGAGCGCGGTTTCGACGGCAAGAGTGCTGTCGACCCGATACAATTCTCGACGGCGAGCGGGCACGGCATTGGCAAGTCTGCCCTGACTGCGTGGCTGATCCGCTGGATCATGGACACCCGGCCCCTCAGCAAGGGCATCGTCACGGCCAACACCGCCGAGCAGCTACGCACGAAGACGTGGGCCGAGCTGGCGAAGTGGCACCACATGGGTATCACGAAGCACTGGTATCACCTGAACAGTGGCGGCGGGTCGATGAACCTGTACCACCTCGACCACCGCGAGACGTGGCGCGTCGATGCGCAAACCTGCCGCGAAGAGAACAGCGAGGCGTTCGCTGGGCTGCACGCTGCGCAGGCTACGCCGTTCTACATCTTCGACGAGGCGTCGGCCGTGCCGGACAAGATCTTCGAGGTGCGCGAGGGTGGGCTGACCGACGGCGAGCCTATGACGTTCGACTTCGGCAACCCGACGCGGAACACGGGCCGGTTCTTCGAGAACATGCAGGGCAGGTTCCGGCACCGCTACAATCGACGCCACATCGACAGCAGGGACGTTAAGATCACGAACAAGCGTCTGTTCATGGGCTGGATCGACGACTACGGGATCGAGAGTGACTTCGTGAAGGTGCGCGTGCTGGGCCAGTTCCCGTCGGCCGGCGAGCTGCAGCTTATCCCGACGGCAGACGTGCGCCGGTGCATCGATCTGGAGGCCGCTGTGCAGCCCCACGATCCACTGGTCATGGGGGTCGATGTGGCCCGCTTCGGCAGCGACCAGAGCGTGATCTACATGCGGCAGGGCCGAGACGCTGAGAGCCAAGGCATCCACCGCTTCCGTGGGCTGGACACCATGCAGTTCGCCGCCAAGGTAGCTGAAGTCGCACGCGACAAGCGGCCAGACGCCATATTCATCGACGGTGGCGGTGTGGGTGGAGGTGTCGTGGACCGCTGCAAGCAGCTCGGGCTCGATGTCATCGAGATCAACTTCGGCAGCAAGGCGACGCAACCCGGATACGCCAATCTCAGGGCGCAGATGTGGGGCAACCTGCGCGACGCTATCAGGGACGGCATCCGCCTGCCAGACGATCCAGATCTTGTGAGCGACCTGACTGGATTGGAGTACGGCTACACCCTGCGCAACGAGCTGAAGCTGGAGAGCAAGGAGGACGCCAAGAAGCGCGGTCTGCAGTCTCCAGACCTCGGCGACGCCTTGGCATTGACCTACGTCCTGCCGGTTTACCCGTCGCGTATTGGGTTCCAAAGCGCCACCTCAGCCACGTCTGCGGAGTACGATCCGTTTAGCTAGACGCAGACCGGAATATGTAGTATTGTCAACCTCCAATTTGCGCAAACTGTAGGGAATCAAAGTTATGGGATTTGGAGGAGGAGGACGCCCAACGCCACCACCACCGCCACCGCCGCCTGCGCCGCCGCCGAAGAAAGCAGATCCGGCTGTCTCGCAGGCTCGCCGTGACGAGATACGCCGAGCACGGCAACAGAGTGGGATCGGTGGAACTCGCGTAACCGGGTCGCAGGGTGTGCTTGACGCTGCTTCGACCACCGGCCGCACCCTGTTAGGCGGTTAGCATGGCCGTGAATATGGGGTCGAAGGACGCAGGCGGGTCGCTTATGAGCGATCCGTTTGCTGGTGAAGACGAATACCTGCCGAAGCTGTACCTCGAAGAGGAGCAGCTTGCTGCGCTGGGCGACATTGGTGATGTGGGCGACACCCGCGAGATCCACTGCAAGGTTCGTGTCGCCTCGGTGTCGGAAGGACAGGACGGCTCACGCGCCACACTCGAAGTGATCGAGATGGAGTTCATGGAGGACGACAAGCAGGGCGCTGCCGCCGACCGCATGTACCCATCAATGAGGGCTTAATATGCCACTGCCAAGTGTCGACAATCTCCACACGACTGTGCCCCTCAAGGGCAAGAAGTCTGCCCTGTATCGCCGCTATGTGAAGTTGGAGAACGACCGCTCGTCCTTCCGCTCGCACTGGATGGAGCTTACCGACTACTTGGCACCTCGGCGCGGCCGCTACCTAATTGAGAGCCAGAACAGCCGAGGGCGCAAGCGCACCACAAAAATCATCGACAGCACCGGGACGCAGGCACTGCGCACGATGGCCGCCGGCATGATGTCCGGCATGACCTCGCCGGCTCGGCCGTGGCACCGGCGCAAGGTGCGCGACGACCTGATGGACAACGGTGATGTGCGCCGGTGGTTGGCTCAGGTCGAAATGGTAGAGCGGGCAATTTTGAACCGTTCTAATTTCTACAACTCGATCTACACGGTCTACACCGAGCTGGGCGCATTTGGTACAGCACCCCTGTACCGCCAGCCCTCCTTCGACAACGTCATCCACTTCCGCCCGCTGACTGTCGGTGAGTACGTCATTGCGGAGAACGATCAGGGCGTGGTGGACACACTGGGCCGCCACTTCACGATGAGTGTGGGGCAGATCGTGCAGAAGTTTGTGTACGACCCCGGCACGCAGAAGATGGACTGGACCGGCGTCAGCAAGGCAACCCGCAAGTTGTGGGACCAGAGCAACTACGACGAGCTGGTGGAAGTCGTGCACATGATCGAGCCGCGCTTGATGGCCGATCGTGACTACGACAAGAAAGACGCCAGCAACATGCCGTTCAAGAGCTGCTACTTCGAGCTGGGCGCGGAGAGCGACGAGCTTCTGATGGAAGGCGGCTACAAGCGGTTCCCGGCCTATGTGCCGCGCTGGGACGTGCTGAGCGGCGATGTATATGGGCGCTGCCCCGGAATGGATGTGCTTGGTGATGTGAAGCAGTTGCAGCACCAGCAGAAGCGCAAGGCGCAGGCTATCGACAAGATGGTGAACCCGCCGATGGTCGCACCCACCAGCCTGAAGGGCAAGCCGTCCACGGTGCTGCCCGGACAGACCACCTACGTCGATCCACTGCAGGGAGGCCAAGGCTTTACGCCGGCTTACCAAGTGCAGCCCCGGATTAACGAAATGATGATGGATATATCCGAGGTCCAGAACCGCATCCAGCGCGGCTTCTACGCTGACCTGTTTGCAATGATGATAAACTCCGACCGCCGTCAGATGACCGCCACGGAAGTGGTGGAGCGGCACGAAGAGAAGTTAGTGCTGCTGGGTCCGGTGCTCCAACGCTTGAACGTGGAGTTGTTGGACCCGTTACTCGAAGATGTCTTCGATTACGCTCTGGATGCGGGTCTCCTCCCCGAACCTCCTGAAGCGTTGGCGGGTGAGGAGCTTGAGGTTGAATATATCTCGCTACTCGCACAGGCCCAGCAGGCTGTGTCCGCCTCCAGCCTCGAACGTGTCATGGGCTTTGCCGGCAACTTGGTCGCCGTGTTCCCAGAGATCGTGGATGGTATCAACAGCGACGAGGCGCTGCGTCAGTACGCAGACGTGCTCGGCACCAGCCCGGATGTCATCATCTCCGAGGAAGAGCTGGACGCCAAGCGGGAGGCGCGCGCTGAAGAGCAGCAGCAGATGCAGGCGATGGAGCAGGTGGGCCAGCTTGCTCAGGGTGCCAAGGTGCTCAGTGAGACCGATACGCAGAACCCCAACGCCCTAACTGATCTACTCGGCACCGGGACCACCGCTGTATGACCTATGACGCTAGCGACCCCGAGGCCATAGCTCGGGCAAAGAGAGAAGAGGAAGATGTCGAGAAGGATCTGGACTTCATTGTGTCGCAGCCTCGCGGCCGCCGTTTCTTGTATCACCTCATTTTTCAAACGGGTCATGCGTTTTCTCAGAGCTATGTACCCGGCAGCTTTGATGCAACGGCTTACAACGAAGGTGCGCGCTCTGTTGGGTCGGTGATCCACGAGCAGTTGCGCAACCACAACCCGAAGGCGCTAATGAAGATGCTGGAGGAAAACCACTTCGATGGTTAATCCGACGCACAGCTACCCGCCCAGTACGGAGCCGGGGCCGTTCAACCTGAACCGCCACGCCCGCATTGGCCTGCACGAAAAAGCTGACGGGACGTTTGTCAACGCCTCGCCGGCATCTCCTGTGCCTGTGTCGATCTACGGGGACGGCGGGTCTCTGGTCATCGACGGCGAGCACGGCGCGCTGCTAACCATGAGCCTTGAGCAGTACATGGTGCATCAGGGCAAGGCGTTCGTGTTCACGTCTCAGTTCACGCTGGCTGCCGGGGCTACTGTTGATTTCATGGGCGTCACTGGCCCTACCAGCGATGTGCACTTCCGCAACTACGACGTGACCAGCTTGACTGGCCCAGTCGATACATTCCTTTACGAAGGGACGACGTATAGCGCGGCCGGCACGCCAGCCAGCGCGGTCAACCTGAACCGCACCTCGCTGAACACGCCGACGATTAGCATTTACGGGTCGCCCACGGTCACCAGCATTGGAACGCTGTTGAGCACCGCGACCTCCACTGCCGGAGGCAACAAGACCGGCGATACCACAGGCGGGCTGCCTGTTGAATGGATATTGAAGCCAGACACCGCGTACACGCTGCGTGTCCACAATATCGACCAGCAAGAAGCCGACATGACTGCCGTCATGTTTTTCTACGAGCCATAAGAGGAGATACAAATGGCCGACGAAGAAGTAGTTGTTGAAGAGACACCTGTAGAGGAGCCTGTAGAAGAGGCGGCCCCTGCAGAAGCTGAGGTGGCTGAGGAGACGCCCAGCGAAGAGGAATCCAGTACCCTGCTGTCGGGTGACGGGGGTGAAGGAGATGGTGAGGACACCGCAACCGGGGCACCGGATGAGTACGTGTTCACACCGCCAGATGGCGTTGAAATTGACGAAGCGCAGATCGAGTCGTTTGGGGAGTATGCCCACGACCTTGGCCTGTCTCAGGATCAGTTTCAAAAGCTCATCGACTTTGAGATGGAGCGTGCGCAACAGGCTCAGTCTCAGATGGCAGAGGCTTACACCGAGCGTGTTTCGGCGTGGGCTGAAGCCACGAAGGCAGATAAGGAACTTGGAGGTGAGGTGCTCGACGAGAACCTCGGCCTAGCCAAGCGGGCGATGGATGCGTTTGCTAGTCCTGAGCTTGCGAAGTTGATTGATACGCCCTCAACCGAAAACCCTGATGGGTTGGGTCTGGGCAATCATCCCGAGGTCATCCGCCTGTTTTATCGCGTTGGCAAGGCAATTTCTGAGAGCGACTTGGTTACCGGCGACAGTAAAGTTGAAGGTCCAGCTAGCTTGCAGAAGATGTACCCAACGATGTTCAACCCTGCTGATTAAAGGAGCTACCAATGGCAGTCCTCGGCACCACTAACCCGACGCTCGCTGACCTTGCAAAGGTTACCGATCCCGACGGGTCTATCGCTGACGTTGTGGAAATCCTCAACGCCACCAACGAAGTACTCATGGATATGTCTTTCCTTGAGGGTAACCTCACGACCGGTCACCGGACCTCGATCCGCTCCGGTCTCCCGACGCCGACTTGGCGTAAATTGTACGGCGGCGTCCAGCCGACGAAGAGCCGCGCGGTGCAAGTCACTGACAACA